GGGCTCGCGTTCGATCCCCGTCGCCGTAAAGCCTTCCATGATCGCCGCGACCAGCGTGGTGCCCGAGCCGGCGAACGGGTCCAGCACAGTTCCGCCCGGCGGCGTCACGAGACGTACGAGCCAGCGCATCAGGTCCACCGGCTTCACGGTCGGGTGCGTGTTGCGCTCGCCCGTCTGACGCACACGCTCGTTGCGTTCTGCCGTGCTCGATTTACTTGTGTAAAAAAATCGAGATGCGCCACCGGTGTCGCCGTAAATAGCTGGTTCCCGCTCATCGCCAGTAGCAACAAACCCGTTGTACGTTCGATCAGCCCATCTGACCCCGCCACCCGAGAACCCCAGCCGTTCCCCGCTCTGCTCGTCCAGCAACGCCGCAGCTTCTTCGTCAAGCGCAACGTTCGCCGGCCAGCGACCTAGCAACTCACCGGGCCGCTGCTCACGGAATCGCTCTGGCGACTGGCGACTGGCCATCCTGCCCACTGCCTCAGTTTCACGCGCAGGCAAATCGCTCAGATGCGTAACTGCACCGTTTCGGCGGGCAATACTCGGGTTGTCGCCAGCGATACGTGTGCCATCGATGTTCAGCGCGCCCGTGCCGTGTGCGAGCACGTTGGCTGCGATGTTGCGCTCAGCTAGTGGCTTCCGAGCGAGCACGATTGGCTCCCACGCGGGTTTTAGAGCAGTGCCGAATCCAACCCATTCGCGGGCCGCGTCGGTTGCGGCTTTGTATGGCGGCAAATGATCGCCGTTTGGTTCAAACGTACCATCAGGATGATGGCGACCGGCAGTCGCGATGCGATGCCCTCGATCCGGACCGCCGTGCAGTTTGTCGATGGACAATCCAACGTTGTGTGATTTGGGGAAGCCCGACCCGTACAGCCAACTCAGGCAATCGCGAATCTCAAATCCAGCATCCTCAATCGCACACGTCAGCCGATGGAAAGTTCTTGTCCCGCCAAACGCCAGCAAATGACCGCCCGGCTTCAGGACACGGTACGCCTCACGCGCCCAGGCTTCGTGCCACGCCTGCATAGAGCGTGCGTCGGCACCGTAACGCACTCGGTTACCGCCGCCGCCGAATGGGGCATTCCCCTTGCCGTGGTAATCCACACGCCCACTATCGTCTAGCGCCTCTGCAAACGCCTCCACGGTCGCGCCGAGCTTGTCCCAGCCTTTGCCCATGAACTCAAGCCCATACGGCGGGTCAGTCACGATGGCGTCAACACTCGCCTCGGGCATGCTCGCCATAACCGCGCAGCAATCGCCCTCGAGCACTACTGCCGGCGCCCAGACCTCACCCAGCGGTTCTATTGCCACGCTGGCCTGGGTAGCGCGTGCAGCGCATCGTGGAACTTCTGGTACTTGGCGTCGAGCAGTAGTCGCTCACCCGCGTCGGTCAGTACGGAACAGCCGGCCGCGGTCATCGCATCATCGAAATCGTACGCCGCGGTCAGCAGCGTAACGACCTCGACTAGATCCGTGAACGTCACATGCGGGGATGATTCCGGCGCTCGGGCAACGGAGCGCGCGAAGAACTCATTTCCAGGGTAATTGTCGTTGTGACGTGCTAGAGCTTCCGCTACCCCTTGCCAGCCTTCGTCTTCGTTGTACGTGATTATGGTTTCGCGCACAGAACCGGGCACGAACTCCAACCCGTCACTCGCCATCGACCACCTCGGCCCTGATCAGGCCAAATGTCCAGCAGGCCGCGACCACCACGCTCAGGAACACCCACACAACCAATCCCGTGAGAAAGATATCCATCATCGCCCTCATAAACGCTCGGCCGGGACTGTTTCGGGCTGGACTACCACCGGCATCGGCTCAGGCTCAGGCGCCTCGCGATCCTTGGCTGCAAGGTTCTCAACGCTGAACTGAGCCGCTTTCTCGGGCGTCCATCCGAGTACTTCCTGTACGGCCATCTCCATACTCATCCCCGCCTCAACGTACGCCTTGAGCGCCGTCCCGTTGGCGAGTTGCTCCTGGGCTCGCTCGAGCGCATCGTCCGGCAACACATCCCGTTTCTCGAACGCATGCTCGAAGTCCCCTCGATCATACGCCCCGATGCTGTCCCTGAATAGTCGGTGATACTTGCCGATGGTGAGCGCCATCTCGTCAGCGCGCACCAGCGCAGCCTCAGCATTGCCGCGAGCTTCCTCAAGCCGTGCTATAGCCGGTGCCAACAGCAATCGCACAGCGCGCCCTGAGAGGTCGTTATCGCGCATCCTGTACCAGGCCAGCTCGGGCAAGTCCTGCTCGAGTTCGCCCATGTGATCCTGAAGGATGCTCAAAGCGGCTGCATAGTTCAGGTCGGGAACCAAGGATTTGAGTTCCGTGTTGCCGGGCAGTGCGACGAACTGCTCCTCGCCGAACGTGATGTAGCCGTTCTCGTTAGTGGTCGCGTCCGAACCGCTCACCAGAGGCGGCGGCAGCGGCTTCCCCGAGCCATCCACGCCACCATTGAGCGCCCAGGTCACGTCGTTGTGTCGCCATAACTGCTGATGCAGCCGGGTTACGCTGCGATTAGCCTCGTCTATCTTGTCCAGGGACGGCAGAATCGCGGGCTGGCCGCGAAGATCACCAATATCCGCAAACTTGGCGTGGCTGATCGGCACAAAGTCGATCCCGAACGAGGTAATCGGCACATCGACTGTGGGCGTGCCGAGTTGGTCAATTTCGACTGTGGCCGACTGCTGATGTTCCCACACCCGGAACCTGTTTTCGTCCCGCGACCATTCCTCAGTGTGGATGTACGGCTCGTTTGACCCGTCAGCGCGTCGCCTCCGCCGCGGCGTATCCACGCGGCAGTAAATGACGTAGCCCCGTTCGTCCACGTCAAAATCTGTGACGTACTCGGGCTCAATCATCTGCAAATACACGCGCTGCGGCGCCTCGGCCGGCGTGGTCGCCACCTTGATAAAGAAGTCGCCATACAGCGCGAGCTGCCGGGCCGCGACCTGTTTCTGGGCGCCCCAGTTCGACCACTTCCAGACTTGCTCGATTGGCTCAATTACTCGTTTCTTGTCGGCCATGATCGGCAAGGCATCGGGCAGTGTCCCCGGCCACAGGTGCGACGGGTAGAACTCAACGACCCGGTACGTCGGGTTCCTGAGCGGCTTGATCGCCTCGCGGCTGATGCCTTGGCGGCGCAGCAAGTCTGCGAGTGCGTCGTACAGGTTGTTGGATTCGTAGTACGCCCGCATCACCCGGTACAGATCCGCGGCCGTTCCGCGATCCAATGCGCCGGTGAGCGAGGTCGCTGGCCGCAACCCGTACATTGGCTGCGGGTTGACGTTGCGGCTGGCCCATCCGAGGATGCTGGCAGGATTGATACTCACGCTGCGTCAGCCATTCCGCCGCGAGCGTGATAGCCGGCCGCGAGGTAGTTCTCGAGCCAGAGCACCATCTGCCCGAACGCATCGACCTGATCCATAAAGTCGCTCAAAGGCGCCGTAAACAACTCATCCTCAAAATCCATCAGCCACGGCACCTCGGCACACGGTTCGGGTAGTTTGACGCAGCCGTTGCGGCAGTAGACCGCGGCCTGCTCGGCGCGCAACTCTTTGCTGCCCTTGGGATCGAAGCCTGACAGCAGCGGCACCAGCCACGGCTCAGCGGTCGCCTTGAGTGTCTGCAACGCCGTGATGCCGCTGCCTTTATCCTCAACGATCACCCCGCGGAGCTTGCCGTCGTTGTAGAGCGCAGCATCGTGGCTGATCGCATTCGGAAGGTGTGGGAACGTGAGCCGATCGCGCCAGACGTGCCGAATCAACAACGTATAGTCCGGCATCAGTTCGCCCACCACGCGCGCAGTGTATGCGTTTTCGACCTTATCCTTGAGCGCCGTATCCCACGATATCCAGCGGCCAATCGACCTGTAGGGAATCGTCTGGTCGCGTGGATCGTACCGGTTCTGCCCGAGCCACCAACTTCGGTCGAACAGCATCGAGGCGTCGTCAACAAAACTAGCCTCGTACTCCTGGCGGTAAACGCGCTCAGGAAGCTCTATGCGCGTCGATTCCAACTCGGACACCGGCAGGTACGGGTTGGTGCTCGAGGGCATCTGCCACGACGCCCAGTCACTAAAGCCGGGATTCTGGCCGCGCTGATACAGCGAGTGGAAGTAGTTGAAGCCTTTGGGCGTGCTCAGGAACCATGCATCGCCCATCAGGTCGGTCAACGTTGGCCGGACAGCCTGTTCCCACGATTCTTCGAGGTTACGAGCCATCGCCGCCTCATCGAACACCACTCGAGCGTACTTTCGGCCGCGGCCTGCGCTCGGGTCTTCGAGCGTCCACGCCTCGACCACGCCGCCAGTGATCAACTCGATACGGTGCTCGGTTTCCGACCTGGCTTTGGTGACCGGCTCGAGCGTGCGCTTGAGGTCGCGCCACGCTTCGGCTAGCAGTTTGTACGTCGGATTGAACCAACCAACCGGCTGTCCGTGGAGTGCAGGTTCTACGGCGAGCGACACGGCGAGAGTAGTTTTTCCGAATCTGCGGCCCATCGTCAGAACATTAAATCTGCGCGCCTCAGCTAGTACCTTGCGCTGGGCCGCGTGGAGGCGCGGCAGTGTTACCGTCCGACGCTCGACTACGGAACTGCCGGAGGCTAACATGTTGTAGTGATTACCCGAGTCTGCGAATCATGCGGGCAGCCGTACTCTACGTTTCCATCGCAGCGACCGAGGTTCTGTTCAGCCATATGCGCCGGCGTTGCGAAGCGCCGAGGCGTCATGGTGCCCTGCATTCAATGTGGCACCGAGTTCTGGCGTTACCCGTCCTCGCCCAACGCACGCTATTGCTCGAAATCCTGTGCTCGCACCGCAGCGAATCTGACTGATGCCAACCCATCACGACACCGCGATCTGTCTGGCGCTAACAATCCCGCCTACGGCAAGGGACTTCGCGGCGCAGCCAATGGGATGTTCGGCAGAAAGGGCGCCGCTGCCCCTCGATGGCGAGGTGGACACAAAGCCCGCCGCGATGGTTACCAACTCGTACAGGTGCCCGCCGATTATCCGAACCCGAGCGAGATTTCGCACACCGGCATTCGGTATGCCTTGGAGCATCGGGTCGTCATGGAACGCCTCATTGGGCGCTATTTGCTGCGAACTGAGGTTGTCCACCATCGCGACCATGATCCCAGCAACAACTCGCCCGAGAACCTTCAGTTGTTCGCGTCCCATGCGGAACACATCAGAGTGGGTCACTCAGGTTCAGGCAACGCCGGTGCGTCAGCCCCATCGTCGCCGTAGACAACCTCAATTACCACCTTGCCAGTTTGCTCAACCCGTTGTTTCGGTGCCAGCCCGGCACGGTCGAGAACATCTTTGATAGCCGCTAGTTTGATAACGTCCGAATCCCCTGCTCAACTAGGTGCGCCAACTCACTGAGCGCCGGGTCTACCATTGCCGCAATTCGTTCCTGAGCTGTCCTCAAAGCTTGCGGCGACTTGCCGCCATGCATCTTGCAAACAGTCTGACCGCGCATCGCCGGCTGAGTGCATTCGCCACCTGAGCGCGTTTTCCGGCCGCAGATGCGGCGTGGCACGAGGTCGCCCGAAGGCATGGGGTACAACTTTGCCGGGATCATCGAGCAGGCCGATTATCGCACGCTTTAGTCACGAACGTAAGTACCCTACG